AGTTTTGCCATATCCTTGGCAATAGCATAATTGGTAATGGCACCAAATGTTACATCGTATTTGTTTTCTCTGCCGTTGTCTTGTGTTATGTATGTGGCTCTTTCACTGTCTGTTTCTGGATATACTACGCTGTCCATACTCCATTTGTTATCTGGATTCACAAACTGCACTGAAACAGCATTGTATTTGGCACTCTTGTCAATGCCTGTAAATGTTACATTACCAATTATGTCATCTTTGGTAAATGTTTGAACAATAGTTGCGGCACCTGATGTAATATCACTATCATTGCCTGCATCTTCAATTCTTAATTTGTATTTGCCCTGCACATAAGGCATATAACCTCTAAACTGTGCAAGTAGGAATTTGGTATTTTGAAACAGTGTTTGTTGTGTGTTGACAACAGGATTTATCTGTAGAATTTTACCTCTTGTGCCAGCAATAAATTCAACATCTGTGTTACACTTGGCAGCCGCTATCTTCCAACTGTCCCAATCAATGTCCGTATTAGTCAATCCTTTACCATAGCGTGGATTACGCAAATAATCTAACAGTATTTCTGCTGGATTTGTGCTGTATCTTTCTGGAGCATTGGCATAGGTATAACTGTCTGGATTTGATATTGTTAATGACGCTATTTTGCGTCCTAAGACTGAGGCTTGTACCTGTGGTATTTGTCCACCAAATGGATTTTCTTCTTGATCGTCTTGTGTTTCAATTTTCTTCCATTCCCATCTACAAAACAGTACACTCAAACCATTATACACCATTGAATCTTTCCAACTAGGTGCATCACTCATCAAACTCCAGGTGCCCACTGTTGAACTGCTTGGTGTTGAAAAATACTTACCGTGGCTCAATTGCATACGGCATCTGTTTTTGTATTTGCCTTTGGTTATGTTTACATTTTGTCCGTTGTTTAGTAGGGGAATATATTCATCTGGTATTTGATAGTCATCAATGAATACTTCTTTCAATCCTTCAATAGGACCTTCACCTAGCACATAGGCAACCCAAAGATATTTGTTGTCTGCACTGCCTGTTTCTGCATAGGTTACAATACCACCTGCTTTTCTATAACCATAGATTACCGGTATGTTGAGATTACTGCCCTGCTTCTGTACTAGAACACCTTGTTCCTGTGCCGCGGCAGCATCTGCTGAAGGTATGTCAGGTGTGCCAAACAATCCTGCGAAAGGTTGTGTTACAAAATTAACAATTGAACTTGCAACATCTACCACTGCCTTTACAACAGTCTTGACTACCTTGGTGATTGCTTTTACAACACTCTTAACTGCCTTTTTTACGAAACTCATTCAGCCAACTCCTTGGTTAAGAAACAGCCTGCTTCAAAGCCAATTGATTCATATAGTTTGGTTGTTCTTTGTGTGTCAATACCAATGTCGCCTGCTGATATTACAGTTGCTTCCATACCTCTTGCCCACTGTTCAAATTCATCTGTAAGCATCTTAAAATTATTGATGTTTCTGTGGCTTTCTAGCACATAGATCAATTCAATGTGTGCATAGTATATTTCGTTGTTCCAAGGACATTGTGTAATACTGCCGCTGATAAAACCAACGGGTCTTGAACCTTCTAGTAGATTGATCCAAACATATTCTGGATGGATATTTCTTTCTCTGATTGTTTCAATAACACTTGTCTTGTCCCATTGTTCATCTAGTTCTGGTTTTACTTCTGCCGCTTCTAGACAATACTGTCTAAACAGATTGTATGTAACATCTATTTCGTGGGCTGCCATACTTCTTGCTATCATTCTGTTCTACCCCATAAAAATTCTGTGTTACCAACATAACCTGTTTTTTCCATTGCTGTATCGTATTTGGCATCTTGGAAATACCAGTTGCTCCAATTGTTGGTTTTTCTACCTGCTGTTCTTTCAAAGTCTGCGAATTGACTTGTGATGTCCAATCCAATTGTGCAGGTGTTTTGGTTTTCTTGAATGGCTACATTGTATATTGTGCCATCATACATAAGAATTGGTGTTTGAATAATTGTAAAGGCATTGAGGTCCATAAATGCTTTGTAGACTACAATTCTCTGTCCTTCTACATTCTTGCCAATAAACTTGTCAATGTATCCGCTTGGTAAACCACTTAGTGTAATTTGAAACTTGCCAACAACAACATCAAATGTTTCATCAATTGCTGTGTATGATATAAATTCGCCTTGTGCCGAATATGAATTTGTGCCTACATCAGGTGCCGTTGTGCTGTCAAATGCTATGTCAATACCACCACTGGCAAGATATAAACAGTCACTTGCACCAGCACCGTTTTGAATTTGTATTTCAATGAGGTCAACCGCAAAGGTATGATCTCTGTAAAATTCATCTCTTACATCTTGATGGTATGTTTTCATCTACCAAGTCTCTCTCATATCTATTTGCAATTGGCTCAAACCTCCTAGACCCACTGTTACTTGGTGTGCATCATTTTCACGCACCGCTGTAAAAGGAACCTGTGTAATAGTAAGTGTTTCGCCACTTGCCAATGCAGTAGTTAATCCCCCTGCAAAATATAGTGTTGCTGTTCCATCACTTGCACTTGTGCAATTTGCAACACATTGATAGACTTTTGAATGTCCTGAAAACTTAACAAAGTCGCCTGCGGCTAGTATGTTTTCTATACCACTTGCTCCTGTTATTGTAACATCCTTTTCACCAACTGCTCTTGTCTGTGATGTTTGAATTGTTTGTGTTGTTTGTCCTGCTAGGCTAGTGTATGAAATCTCTGGTAAAACAATTTCAAAACTTAACAGTGGTCCATATGTCTGTGCAAGAAAGCCTGCTGTTGGTGCCAACTGTGATTGTGATAGTGGTGGATAACTCAACTTCCAACTGTAAAATTGATGTCCGTATCCAACCCTTCTTGTTTTACCTGAATTTGTTTCTGATGTTAGTGTTGGTGCATTCACTGTGAAATCAATTGCTGAAAATCCAGGTGTGTTAGGGAAAAACCCTGCTAAGTCTGCCATTAGAATCTACTCCTTTGCCCTGTTTCCAACATAGCATCTGAAACTATCTGTGTAATAACACTTCTTCTATCTACCAATAGTTCATCTATGCCCTGTGAATCAATAGCATTAATATTGAATGTAATATTTACGGGTCGTCCTGTCTCCAAGTCGCCGTTTCTGGTAATGTTGCCTGATGTTGCTGGTGTAAACAGTTCTGGACCGTTCTCACCAACCATATAAGGTGTGTTACCCATAACAGGTCCACCTAATTGTCTACCTGAATACTGTTGACTTCTAATAGCCGATACCTGTGCCATACCTGCCGCAATAGCACCTGCAACATAAATCAGTGATATTGGTGGTCCTGGTGGAAATGCAATAGCCATTGATGCCGCTTTGTAAGTTGATATCAATGCTTGTGCAATAGATAGTGCCTTGTAGGCTTCAAATGCCTTTTTGTTTTGTCCTGCCATTGCACCTAGTGTTGAAGTCAAACTTCCTAGCACACCTTCAGCGGCTTTTACACCACCCTGTGCAATCATTTCTGAAAATGCAAGTTGATCCTGTAGTGCAGTTCTTATAGCACTGTTGGTTATACCTGCTTGTTCAATTTCTTGTTGGCGTTTTTCTCTAGCAATGTCTACCTGTGCTTTTGCATACTGTTCTTTGAGTCTTGTTATGTTTTGTTGATAGCGTTGTTCATCCATCAAGCCTTCGCGTCTTGCCGCTTCCAAGGCTCTTTGTTCTTCTTCAAATGCAGTTAGTGCCGCTTCGCTTGGTGTTGCTAATCTATCTTCTGTTGAAACAGCAGTCTGTAACATTTCAACAGTGGTTGGACCTTGACTCTGTGCTTGAATATAATCTGCAACCTCTTTGGCAGCATCAGCCTGTTTCTTAAGTTCTTCAGTTACCTTTTTCTGCTTGTCATTGTTGTCAACAATAAGGTTTAATTTTTCTTTTTCTATTTCTGTTAGTTCTCTGCCTAATTTTCTCTGTGCATCAATAAGCAGTTTTGCTTTTTCTTGTTCTAGTGTTGTTAATTGGCTTACACGATATTCTTCTGTTTTGCCATCTAGATATTTTTTGAATTCTTCTACTTTATTTCTTTCTGCTTCTGCCGACGCTTCATTGGCATCCTTAACTGCCTCTGCTTTGGCTTCAGTTTCGCTCATTGCTTTGTTGGTTTCTTCTGTGCGTTTTTTGATATCAGCAAAACTTTCATTTACTCTATCAGTTACACCACTGAAGGATTCCATACCACCAACAATTTTGCCTTCAACTAGTCCTGCAAATTCTTTGCCCTGTGTAACCAAATCATCAAATGCACTGTCTTCACCAATTAAGCCTAGTTCTTCACCAATGCTTGATAATGCACCAGTAAAGTATTCAATACCTGCAACAACGGCTGCCGCTCCTGCAATAATTGGATTTCTCAACATCACAAGTGTCAATGCCTTGATTGCTTTTGCCGCCAATGCCACACCTGCAACCAATGGACCTCCAAATGCTGCCGCAACACCCAGCACCCAACGAGCAACACTGATACCAATCAAGATACCAAATGCTTTTGCTATCAATTCAATGTTGTTGAACACAAGGATCATTGCTTCTTTGGCATATAAAAATGCCTTGGTTAAGCCGTCACCTATTTTTTCTATTAGTTTGTCGTTCTCTGTGAGCAGTTTGGTTATTTCTGTAACTGTATCAGCAATGGCTAATCCAAATCCGCCTTCACCCAATGCCGCACTTGCTTCAAATATAGCACCACGGAAGTTTGACATAGCAAGTGTAAGTGGTCCAATGGTTACACTACCAAATCTACCACCTTCTTCACCAAGTGCTTTTAATTGGTCAATAAGATCCTTGGTGCTTCTTGATACTGCCACTTGGTCCTCACCAATTCTAGCAGTGTAAACACCATTTTCAGTTGATACCTTGATACCAAACTCTTTTAACCTTTCAAATTCACCTGTAAGTGCATCAGCAACCGCTTCACCAAACTGTGTGATTGATTTACTGTTAGCCGCCGCAATATTTGAGAACGCTCTCATTGATTGATTTGAAGTATCCAAACCAAATCTATTGAAGATTACAAATGCTTCCGTAAGTTCATTAACATCCTGTGGTAGGCTTTTTGCCAGTTCGCTCAAACGGGCCAATTCTGCGTTGGCTCGTGACTGGCTTCCCAAATAGGTTGTTAATTGGGTTCTAAACTGCTCCATTTGTTGTGTAGCATTTAGAATACCTGATATGCCTCTTTGCGTTACAAAACCTGCAAAGGCAATACCCGCTATCTTAAGAGCATCAGAGACTCTGCCAGCACTCTGTTGGATTCTACCAAGGCTCTTAGAGGCGTTTTTGCTGTTTCTTTCAAGCCGCCCAATACTTCTGTTTACTCTTGAAACAGTTCTATTGAGTTGCCCAGCATCACCCTTAAACCTTACTATAATTTCCTGTGCCACTTTTATCTCCTCTGTGCTTTTTGGCGGTTCATAACCTTTTTAGTTTCATCTGCTTCAATCTTATAGAATGCTATCCATCCATAAAATTCATCAGTCGTCATCTGAAGCACATCTTTGACTAGCAGACCCAAATCCTTCGCAAGCCTATATGCGAACATCAGATCTGGATCTGCTCTTAGTTTTTTTCTACGAACTCCAGATTAGTGTCCGCATTGGCTGAATTCATTTCACCAACAACACGGATTACTACACTAGGATCAGCCTCGTGCATAAAACTTACCTTGTCCATTTTTTTGAACATAGGCTTGCCTTCTTCATCCATTGCTTTGGTAATAAGTGTTTCTACCAGTGCTTCAATTGTCTTGCCTTTTTGTGCAAGTTCAACCAATCTACCTTCTGCTTCAAGTGTGTTAGAAGTTTTATAATAGATGATTAAGTTGTCCCATTCAGGAACAGTGATGGATTTTGCTTCGCCGCTAATTTTATTTCTAAAGTGCGCCGTAACCTTTTCCATAGGGTTGACATTGTTTGTCATTTTAGTTTTCTCCTTGTTTCTCTTAGAGTGGGTCTAACAATACCCCTTGGGGCTTGTTTAGAACTTCCTGCTTCTAGTCTTTCTATGTAAGGCACTCTATTTTCCACAGCAAAACCTGTGTCATTAGATTGCCTTTGCCAATTGCGCCTTGCGTTGCCACTTCTTTTAGGTGTGTAACGCTTAGCCGCAGTCTCAAAGACTTCAGCAGTGTTTGATACTGTTGCTTCCACAGTTTTCTGCAAAGCCTCAGTAAGTTTGTTGATGCCTACTACATCAATTCGCATAGTTCAACTACCTTATGATGTATAAGTTAATTGGCCTGTGCCTTGGAATGAAATTGATGCTTCAATCATACCGTCAAAAGATCCAGTAATACTGTATCCTGTGATATGGATGTTTCCACCCCAGAATGTGCCTGAAACAGCATTGTCAGGAAATACCTTTAATGCTACTGCGGCGTCTGCCACATTTCCATTCACTAAACCATCAAGGTTAGGTGCACTTGAATCAGTAAAATGGGAAGCGTCCCAATATACATCAGCAGATCCACTAAAACTAGATAAGCCTTTTTTGTAAGTTCTGCCTGAATTTGCTCCAGCCATTACTGTGTCTTCAATTGTATCACTTGTCATTTCAATTGAGTAGTTTCTCACTTCAGCAACATTTTGTGCATTTACAGAAATGCCGCCTGCGTGTCCTGTTAAAGATGCCATAGTTATTCTCCTTTGATTACATTGTCATCGTTATCAACCTTTTCTTCGTCATCCTTCTTTTTGAATGATTTAGAAGCGGCAGGCTGTTTTGTTGCCGTGTCTTCCACTACTCTCCAGAATCTATCTGTATAGTGCGAAACTTGTTCAGGGTTGACAGTTCTTGTGACTTCACCCTTTTGTATTTTAATCATCGCCATCTGCGTCTCCTTTTGAATTGTCGCTGTCGCTGTCAGTTTGTACTTGCCAGCCCAACTGCGAATATTTTTCAACTTCATTGTCATCGTGAACTTCCTTGACTATTCCGTTTTTAATCATAGTTGTCATTAGTTAGTGCCCACCAAATAGTTGTATGTAATTTCAAAGTTGCATACAAATTCTGCAAGGGGCGGTTGCCTTTCTATAACTTCAACTGAAGTAACGGTACTTTCCATTACCACAAATTTAGTTTTTTCTCTTTGCCTGTCTGTGTCAAGTATTTCTTCTATTTGTTCTATGAGGAAGTTTCTTTTTGTGTCAAGTTCATTACCACGAACAAAACCGCGGATGCTGTAATTTATTGTGCCTTGCTTTCTACCTGTGCCTGGTGCACCCATAGTAAGCAGTTCTCTATCTTCAGTTCCTGTCTGCACTAGAATTGCAGGAAACTGTGTAATTGCTAATTCTTCTACATTGAAAGGTTCTCTGGTAACAAGAATGGGTCGTGGGTCTTGTATTTCTTTCAAAACCTCAATTAAATTGTTTGCTAAATCTTCTCTGATACTTGACATCTAGCGCCTCAACCGTAGGAATACATCTGCTGTCTTTTCAACATCTTGAAAAACATTGTCATCATTTGCATCGTATCTTACGCCTTCTCTAAGACATAAATCAAACTCATCTTCAAAGCGTTTTTCAAAGTAGTCCATCATCATTCTAAAACGATCTGGATCTGCTTCGTGTTTTGTAAGTTTGGGTGCTATGTGAAATGCAAGTGCGTGATAGCAGGTTGCTTTAGTCCATTGGGTTGGGTCTAGTTTTGTAGTATCCATCAATACTGCTAGGTCTGAGTATCTGATGTCAGTTCTATTTTTGTGATAAGAGGGAAACCATCTGATTGATAGTAGACGATTTACTTCTGTTTCTGATTTTGCCAACTCAGCATCAAAATCCAATACACCATATTCTGTAATGGTAGGATCAATGTCAAGTAGGTCCTGTATAGTTGCGTATGCCATAACTGGAGTCCTTCTCCCAATGATTTTTTTATGTTACCAGCAGTCCTTCTGCTTAATAGTATTTATACTAATCCAGGGAATTCATTATATAAAGACAGAAAAAGGGGGCAGTTTCCCACCCCCTTAGACTTTAGAAATACAACGCAATATGCCGAGCGTTGCAAAACTATTTATTAGTCACTTGCAGAACCAACAATCTTAACTGCGTGTGAGTTTTGTAAGATCGCTTCGCCTTTAACAACAGACATCATAATGTCAGTTGCACGAGCAGCCGCTTGTCTTTGATCTTCCATTACTACACCGCCTCTGATTGCGTGTCCTAATGCAGTTGGTGAAAATACTGCGCCTACAGAGTTTAATTCTGTATCTGTGTCAGTATCTAAGTCTTGTTTAACAAGAGCAGATTCATATAATGAACATCCACCAATTGTACCAATGAAGCCTCTTTCTAAGATAGAAGCACCATAGTTGTTAGCAGTAGCAACAGTGCCACCTGCATTGTATAACGCTTTTTTCAATTGAAGTGCTTGTCTAGGACCAACAACAGCCGCTAATGGGCCAGTTACTTTTGCTTGTCTTAGAGTTGCGATTGCTTCCATAATGTTGTCAACAGTGATTGCACTGTCTTCAGTTCCAACACTTGCAGTGATAGAATTGAAAAGTGCGAACACATCTGTATCCATTTTTTCAGCAATAGCACGACCTGCCTGAGCACCTAGGTCAGCGATAACATCACGCTGAGCACTGTCTCTCAAGAAGTCAGTTACTTGGAAGTAAGTTCCAACTTCGCCCAATGTGATTGAAACTGAAGTTGTGTTTGTGTTTGCAGCCGATGGTGCTGAACCTTCTGTAAGGTCGCCAGCGGTTACTGCCGCATATACAGGAACTTGCATTACTTTTCCACTGTTAGCAGGGAAAGTGAACGGAGTCACTAACTGTCTTGCGATTGAATTTTCATACATCGCAAATTGAGCCTCTGCCAAGAGATTAGTAAAAAGTTCCGAGTTGATAGTTGTGTTATTAGCCATTTCTCGTCTCCTTTATATTTAAGTTTAGGCTAGTATTGCTTCTGGCTTTGACGCCATTCAGCATACTGTTTTCTATGTTCTGGATTGGACATATCCAACTTGCTAGGATCAAAGTCTTTGCTATCATTCATTACGGAACTCTTGGTATTGGTTGTGCTTGGTGTTGGATTAACAAAATGTGGATTTTCTTTCAAAAAGTTGTCCACTAATTCATCTACTCCCATTGGTGTGCCGTTGTCTGTGTATCTAACAGTACCTGTTGTATCCACTACTTCAACATCACCTGCTTCACCTAGCCTAACACTGTTTTTTAACAGAGCCTTAACCTGTTCTGGATTAATAGAACGGTATTTGGCTGCCGCATTTACCAAAGGTGTATCCACCTTGTATTCCCTAATAACAGCATCTCGCTTTTTGATCTCAGCGTCCTTTTTGGAAGCCAATTCTTGAATGACTTTGTCAAACTCGCCTTTTTTCATTGCTTCTTCTTGCGCCGCTTGTTCTTGCGTTGCCTTCAAAGCACGGAGTTCATCAATGTCTCCCAAATCTTGGTAGGGTCTTAAAGCCTTATTTGCTGTTGCGTGTTTCATTTTAGCCATCGCATCATCAAATTCTTTTTGACTATAAAACTTTTCTTCCTGTTTAGCCTGAACTTCTGTCTCTGTGGCTGGAGCGTCAGTTATCTCCGTATTGCCTGCCGTGGTTTGTTCTGTGTCCATCGTAACACTGCCTCCTATTGAGTTAATTTGTAAATGTATTTATTCAAAACTGCGTTGTTTGGGCAAATAACGGTTACTTCTTGCGTCCACCACGCTTTTTTGACTTCTTCTTTTTCTTAGCCATTTTAGCCATATCGCTCTCCTTTATAGATCTGGGTTTTCCAGCATCTGTTTCATATCAGCAGGTGTGCGTTTCGTCTGTTCCATCATCCTGCGTTTCAATTCCTGGCTTAACCTTGTGATAGCCAGCAAATGCTTCTTACTTCTTTTGGCTGACACTTTGTATAACCTGTATTTCCATCTTGGATATTCTTCCATAAATGCACGGAAGTGATATTCAAGCATTGCCTCCAAATCATCAGTCTCAAAAGGCTCCCAATATAACCAGGGAGTCTGTAGGTGTTCTTCTTGGTAGGGTTTAACTGTTGGATTGCTGTGGCGCATCACCAAGTCTCTGTGTTAGTATTGTAAGAAACTCTGGATGCAGTTCTGCAATCTGTTCCATAGTGTAACCCTGTTGTATCATTTCTGCTAGGTGACTGTCAAATGTTTGAGGTGTCATAGGAGCGTGTTCCATTTCTGCATTACGCTCTGCTCTCTTCTTCATTCTTTCAATGTCATCATAGTAAAATTCATCTTCATCATCCAATAGCATTTTGATTCTCAAATCAATAAGTGCTCTCACTGTAGGATCTTGTGGACCTGCTTCTGTTGCCAATTTTATAAGTCCCATTTCACTGTGTTTGTCTTGAATGTTATAGTTGTCTGGATAATCAATCTTGCCATCCCAAATCTTGCTTTGGTACTGTGCAATAAAAGTCCAAATATGTTCTTCACCCAGTTCAAGCATATCGCCTTTTTCAGCAAGTTTTGAATTCAACTGTTGAAACTCCATCTCTCTTGACACACCACTCATTGATGAAGCACGGTTTTCTCTCATTGCTCCTAGGTGTGCAATTCTGTCAATGGCATCTACCTTTGATTCAATGCTGTTGTATAGGCTTTCTGTTGAAGCGCCTGTTGGTTGTAGCAGATATGGTTTTAGTCCTGGATCCATACCTTCATCAATTTGTATAATAGCACCAGCACCAGCACCTGCTTCTGTACTTGCAGTTTTAACTAGGCTTGGATGTCCGCTTAATCTAATGTTTTGTTCTACTTCTGAATATTCATTGTAGATTGCTCTTTGCAAATCTGCAATATCATCAATGTCACTAACACCAATACCACGCATAGGTGATTTCTCACTGTATATGCAAGTGGCAGGAATAACACCCAGTCCATTTTCTTCAACTATGGTTTGAGTTACTTCCTTTTTGTCTCTGTCAACAATGGTTGTAACAATAGTATCTTCATACCATTCTTTGTAAACTACTTCATTCTCTACATAGTCTTCAATATATTTTAGATAACTCAGTTTGTATGTGCCATTTGGGGCTCTTTCATAACGCCAATCTAACATATTAAGGGCACTTACAAGGCTAAGATAAGGACGAGCACCATTTATCAGTTCTTCTGCACGAGTCTGTGCATTTGAATTTGGTTTGGTTACCAACACCCAACAACTTCCAAATACTGAACTGTATGTGCTAACATCTTTCATAAACGCATTCAAACTTCTGCCTTCTTGGTCCGCGTTTGCAAGTAAATCTTTTAGGATAGGATCATTTTCAAGGCTACCATATTCTCTATATACTGGATTACGGAATAGGAATGAGTTGTATATAGAAATAACGCCTTTGCAATGATTGTCTAGTGGAGTAACAGCCAGTCTATCTTGATATTCTGTTTCTGTTTCCATATTGTATCTTGTGAGATACTCTCCCCCTCTATAGGCATTGCCTCCCATATACGAGTGTATTAGGTATTTCCATCTTTTGTAATTGCTGTCATACAGGTCGTTACCGCCTGTGATTTTATCGTAACTCATTCCTTATTCTCCTATCCTGTGTCGCCACACTGTTGGTTGGTTATCAGTATTCACATCACGACGCAATGGATTCAATATTGAAATTGCATATCCAAGGCTGTCATTAAGGTGATCGTAGCCTGATTCTTTATCTGGTTGTGTTGTTCCTTCTTTGTATGTTTGTCTTTCTAGACATTCAATTTGAAATCTACATTTAGGGTCAACCAATAAATTTCTATCTCCTGCTGTTGAACATAGCATACTGTTCACAGCGTTTATTCTATCTCTAACTGGTGGATGCCTGTTTGGTGCCTTTACAACAAAACCTGCGTTCTGTAAAATAATTATGTCAGTCATTCCACTGGCGGAAGTTTTTCTCTGTCTACCGGCTGGATCTGGATATGCCCATATCTTGCTTTTAGGATATCTTGTTTTGATCTCATTAACCAGTTCATCTGTATTACTTCCAAAAATTCTTATTTCATCAATTATGTGATACACACCATCTGCTCTTTTATACATCACACTTGCACTCATAGGATCAATGTTAAAGTCAATGCCTATGTGTAATATTTCTGGGTATGCACCTTTTTCTAAATCATATTCTTCACACTGTTGCACATTTTGTTTTCTGTCAAATGCGTAATATATCACGCCACTGTATGTGACAAACTCTGCTCTATATTCTTGGTTGTATGTTCTTTCATCCAATAACTTTCTAGCACTTTCTAATTCTTCTACTGGTACAAATCCACCTTCTTCTGTTGTAAATTGCCAACTGGCCCATTCGCCATCTGCTTCTGGTAGTGTGTATAAATCATAGAACCAATTGCGTCCTTTAGGTGTGCCTAAAAATAAAGCACTGCCTCTACTGTCACTCAGTGTGGGGCGTATTGATTCATAAAATGCTTCTGGCTTTATGTCTGCTACCTCATCCATTACAAGAAAGTCTACCCTGTTACCTCTAAGACTGTCATAATTTTCTGCTCCCTTAAGAGCAATTTGACTGCCATTCTTTAAATATATTGTAAGTTCCGCTTCATTGATTTTGTCTATCCAATGCAGTTGGAATAATTTTCTTTTTAGTTTTAACCACCAAACATTTTTTGCCTGTCTATATGAAGGACACACTGCCCAACATACCTTGTTTGGTTCACTTGCAAATTTACATATTTCTCTAATGCCCAGTGTTGTTTTGCCAAGTCGTCGTCCTGCTACCAGTGTTCTAAAACGACTATCGCTTGTTGCAACCGTTGTCTGTGCAGTGCTTAATGGCATTATATGTCCTCATCCGTCCAAGGTAAAGGTGTTGAATTATCACCTCCCATTGGATTCTCTGATTGTCCTAGTAGGTTCTTGCCTAGGAAGATTAACATTCTTGGATCACCATCCATTGCTCTAGTCATTTGTGTTCTTCTTATACCCAATTTACCGTTTGCTTTGCCTTCATCTATTTCTTTTTTGTATTTCTTTTCAAGTGTGCCTTTGGAGATGCCTGTAACCGCAGTGATTTCTTCAAGACTGCAATGGATTTCACTCAATCTTCTCACAAGATCTCTGTTAGCCTTTGCGACTTCTTTGTAATCCGGTTTTTTTGCTTCTTCAGGCGTGTCAGTCATTAGATAAAACGCTCCTCAACCTTGACACGGAATCGTCTTACATCAATATCTCCGTTGTCTGTGGTAATTGTTACCTTAATTGTGTATATGTTTCCAGCAGTTCCCCCGTTCAGTGTTACATAACCCTTTTGAGTTGATGTAACAATGCCACTTACCACATTGGTTAATGGGTCAGTGTCACCAGATATTGTGCTGATTGCCACTGCAACAGCGGATAGAGTGGAGCCTGTGGGCATCCAATCAGTCCAGTCTATAGTGTATGTCAGTTTACTATCTGGGTCTTTGGGAATATAACTGCTGACAATGTCTTGTTTGAATCCTGTTATGTCAGTCACGCCAGTTCTCTCCTTCTTGTGTATGTGGCAATTGGAATGCCCAAGCGTCTTGTTTCTTGAGGGACCAATAGGCCGTTAGTTTCCTGTATTACAGTATTTACCCTATTCTCCTTATCTAGTAAGAAAACACCTGTTTCTGGTGTGACTTTTAGGGTTCTTGTCTCTTGTTCAATATTGTATTCACGATAAGGATCAAATGTAACCAATTGTCCTATTGCAAGTGTTGAACTGATGCCTTGTAGGTTTGCCTGAACATTTCTCTTGATGTAGTTTCCTACAAATCGAACTGTAACTGTGTTGTTTAGTGTTGCACTTGCAGGTGTTGTTTCACCCTTAAATGATATAACACTTTGACTGCCTACACCTTGCAGTGTTAGGCTTATGCCTCTGTTTGCATTTGGTATGCCTGTTAGACTGGTTGTTGCTGTTAGAGCCGCTTCTGCATTGGTTAAGATGTCTATTGCAGTTGTGGCAATTAAATTAGCACTTGCACTAATCTCAAGGATTGCAGTTGCTGAACAACCGGTAGTTGCGGTTATGTTTTGAGGCCCGCCAAATGCAACAACACCACTACCTGTAAATTGTGTGGTAGTGTTCAGTTGAACTGGTTGACCTCTAAGAACACCAAGTGGCGCACTAACACTAGCAGTAGAATTGAGTGTTGCTGTGGCAAGAGTTGTTTGACCAACATTCGCCACCACATTCATAGTAGCAGTCGTGTCAAAGGAAACTGGTCTACTGTCTTTGGCTAGGCTTATACTCGCACTTATATCACTTTCTGCCGCAATAACAAATGTAGGACGACCCCATACTTGACCCCAATATGTTTGCCAAGTTCTGTTTTGGTATTGCCAAGCCTTGTTGTTGCTTTCTGTGATTGAATGTTGCAGTCCAACATTACCAATATAAGCAAATGCACCTTGTAGTGTTGCACTTGCACTGATTACAACATCACCCCTCACAGTCTGTGAAACAGTGTTGTTCAGTGTTGCACTGGCTAGTCTTTGAACCTTTGCTGTAACACTGGTTGACGCTGTTGCGTTCAGTGTTGCAGTTGCACCGCGTTCACAAACACCACTTGCACTTGTTGTGGCACTAGCACTGATTGAACCAGTGGCTGTGCGTTGTCTAAGGGCTGTTACAAATACAGTTGAGGCACTGTTTAGTGTTGCACCCGCATTGTGTTGTCGTGTTGCTGTTGCTGATACAGTTGAGGCACTGTTTAGTGTTGCTGTGCCAAGGTGTTGTGTACCAGTGACAATGGTAAGGGTTGCAAATGATCCTCTTGTGCCAAAGTCCTCAAAATAATCCGTAGAGACATAATCAGCAACCGTATAACTGCCAATTTGTAAGGTGGCACTAGCGTTCCTCTGAATACCAAAGTATCCAGATTCCGTATAGCCACTTTCTACATATAAAGAGTCCTGTGCCACGGGCAAAGGTTCTCTATGCTAATGTTATTGTAAGATTTGCATCCTGAATAACAAAACTGTCACCAGTTTCAACTGTTTTTGTAGAATCCAAAGCACCAGCGTATAGTACATTACCAGCACCTGCTGTTCCGCCATCTAGTAGAGCAAGGTGTGTAACATCGCCCCAGTTTGCAGTTGCAGTTGTGAATGTAACAGCGCCATTGTTAGTTGCTGTTCCGCCTGGACTTGAAGCACTGTTAAAAGTGATAGTCTGTCTAGCGTAGGCTGTGCTACCTGATGTAGGAACTTCATCTGTTAGTGTTCCTGCTTCTAGGTTGGCTAGTGTTGTTGCCGCATCAACTGTTGATTTGAATAATCCAACATATACCGTTGACGGTGATGTAAAGGACGCAGTACCAAGACTGTGGTCCAGTAGTTTTGTTTCTAAATAATTGCTTGCCGCACTCATTTTTAGTCTCCTTTGTTTATATTTTTATGCCAACTCTTATACATCGTGCTGTTGGCATCGTTGCACGAATTCTTATATTTCATTGATTGTAAGCCTTGCATTGTCTATTTTGCCTACATTCAAATTCTGTGTTGCCCATTGACAGAATATAGCGTTGCTTAACACATTAAAACTTGTGCTTAAGGCTGCCGAATCTGTAATAGTAACTGTTCTTGTGATGTCAACATTTACCAATTTGGCAAGATCTGTTGCGTTAGGTGTGCCTGCGGCAGTGTCCTTTATGGCTGTAAATCTCTCAAAGTCTGTTGCACCATTTGGAAATGGTCCTTGAAATTCAAATTCATAAAAATTTCCAAAGTCTCCTGAGGGAAAACTTTCCCAATACAATTGATCAATGGTTAATCTTATTACATATGTTCCTGCTTTTGTAATTCTAAAATAGTTGTTTGTTGGCTGTCCACTAAATGAGATTATAGTGTCAGGATCACTAAACACAAATGTACTGCCTGATTGATCTGTACCTCCAGGACTGTTTGCCCATACTCCATTGTTATCCTGTGTTCCACCACCAATCTGGTTTACATCATTGAAACTCAGTGTGGCAACACTAAGGTCCTGATTGGTTGCAACCATTAGGCTATTGAACAAAGGCATTAACTAAAGTCCCTCACTATCGCACCATACATATTGGTGCCGTCACTTACAAATGTCAGCACATCAACTGAGTTGGCTGCCTGACTGGGTGTTGGTGCTACACCACTTGGAAAGTTATATGCTGTTCCAAAACTTATGTTATGATTACCTGTACCATTCTGTTTTAGAATCAGTGTATATACACCACCATTCTTTTGATTGGTAGGATTGTCCAGTGTTCTAGTGCCACCAAGTGTTAGTGTGGCAACCTGTTGTGTTTGTAGGTTCCAACTCACATTGGTTGCGTCTGTCAGTGTTGCAAGATCAAAATACTGTTGCTTGGTCCAACCTATTTCAACACCTGACAGCGTTCTTGCTTTCACTGTTTGTGAGGTTGCATCGTAGTATAGTGTTTGATCGTCAGTGAATGTGTTTACAGTAATGGCATCTTTAATGGTGTTTACATTGTCTGCCATCTGTTTTAGTGCAGGACG